GAGTAGATATAATTAGATGTCAAAACTCTGTAGCAGTCGGAAGGGCCTCCGGAGGGAATTCCCTGCCGAGATTGTTTCAAGAGCCATGCCAGGGCCTCCGGCAGAGTTCGCGACAAGGGATTGCACGAGCCATGCCAAGTGGAGTTCACAGGTAGGACACAGCCTACTAACAGCGTATCCACAACATATCCACAGATCTCAAAAGGCTATATTTCCCTTTCTTATCAATTACTTGCGCGGCGCTCGAGGCTTGCTTATCCTCAGATTTCATGATAGCCGACAGCTCCGCGCGATCTCCTACACTGTCTGACGTATATATGCTAGCTTTCCCTTCGCGCTCAATGACTTGAACTTGCTTCGGGAAAAATGGACAGCCAACTAATTCACAAGCTGCAGACCGGAACCACGCTCCCATATGCATGGGACGCTTATCCCTACCAAGAGAGAGCGGTGGCGCGGTACTTCGGATCCGATGGCCAGGCGCCGCAGACTCGACAGATCCACGTATGGTCGCGCCGACTCGGCAAAGATCGATTCGCCATGGAGCTTGCGGCTCTCGCATCTCAGCGCAGAGTCATGAACATTTGGCATCTCTTCCCGCTGCATAAGCAGGCGCGCGTTGCCATCTGGAATGGCATCGACCCAATGAGCGGCGCCAGGTTCCTAGACCAGACTTTTCCGGCGGATATGATCCTCCGGCGAAGTGACGCACAAATGATGCTCGAGTTCTGCAATGGCTCTACCTACCAGATGTTAGGGTCTGACAACTACAACAGCGTAGTTGGTAGCAATCCTGGTCTTGTGATCTTCTCCGAATATGCGCTCTCGGATCCGCTGGCGTGGACATACATCAGCCCAATCATTCGCGCCAACAATGGCGGCGCTGTTTTCATTTCCACATTCAGAGGCCGGAACCATCATCACAGACTAGTTAGCCTGGTCAAAGAGGATCCGGAATGGTACGTCTCCTATGAGAACGTAGAGACGGCCAAGAGAGCGAACGGATCTTACGTGTTCCCTCGAGCGGACGCGGAGAAAGAGTTAGTTCACATGGCTCCGGCCAGGTGGCGCGAAGAGTACCTTAATGAACCGTCCGTTACTCTGGATGGCGCCTACTTCGCCAACGAGCTGGCGCGGATCCAGTCTCAAGACCGCACCGGCGGAAATGCGGCGATTGATCCGGAGGCCGGTATCGGCTGCGCCTGGGGATTCGCTCACAGCCATCATGTGTGGGCCGTACTATTCCAGATTGACAAGGATGGCGTTTCCATAGTAGGCGCCCGGCATTGGGAGTTCACGGAGCCGGCCGTAGCTCGAGAGGCGCTCGAGGCTTCCTTTCCGTTTGACATCGATTGCCATGCGCTTCCGGAATCTGCTTTCCATGGAATCCCTGGCGAAACCATTGCGGAAAAATTCGAGGAATCGAACTCTAAGCATGTTCATGTTGCTCTTGGTATTGACATCCACTCCGGAATAGATGCCGGCCGTAAGGCTCTGCGCTCTTCCTGGTTTGGAGTAGATAACGGAGCGCCGGAATTCTTTGAGGCCCTAACCACATTCCGAAGTGGCGCCGCGTTCATTGATGAGGATAACCAGGTTGCCTCGACACGGCCTGTCAATGACTCCGGAGCTGTGGCCGCCATGGCGCTCACTGTTCTCTCTGACTTCAAGGCCTCAGGCCAAAAAATCCGGCGGGATACTTGCCCTCTGGATTGGTCTAAGCGCAATATCCGCCGGCAGTTCGCATAGGGGCGCAAATGAAATTTCTAATAATCTATTTCCTGGTGTGTGTTGCGACATGCATCTTTCTTGGCCTGGATGCCTGGTTTAATGGCGTTCCGGTGGAGGCCGACGAAAACTCACGGAACAATCTCAAAGAGCAAGAGGCTCGAGTGGTCAGACATCCAAGCGTTAGGCGCGCAATGGGAGAGCGGGCATGAGTGACCAGGTAACGGATGAGGCCAGACACACTCGAGCCATTCAGATGCTCCGCAGCCTCGAGGGCTATGAGGGAAGCGAACTCGCCAAGTCTCGAGTATCCGCATGGGACTACTATCTACAGCGCCCGCGAGGCGATGAGGTAGAGGGACGAAGCCCGGTAGTTACCGGAGATGTCTCCGCTATGGTCGAATCCACCTTGGCGCAAGTGACGGAGGCCCTGGCCACGGATAACTTGGCGGAGTTCGAGGGCAACAATGAGGCCGATGAGTTCCAGGCCAAATTAGAGGGCCAGGTAGTTAGCAACATTGTCATGCATGGAAATGGCTGGTTCCGCATGGCAACGGCCGTCAAGAATGCTCTTCTGTTGCGAATGGGAGTCATAAAGGCCGCCATCTGCAATATCGAAGTTACCAACATCCAGGCGCTCGAGGGCATCGATACGCTGGCGAAAATCGTGCTCGAGGACAAAGGCGCCAAGTTTGCGGAGTACGATGCAGAGACGAAAACGGCCAAGCTCGAGACAACGGAAACGCGCCAGTATCTCGAGATTGTCAACGTCAATCCTGAAAACTTCCTTTTCATGCAATGGCCGTTAGATGACTTCGAAAACATACCCGCGTGCGCGGAACGGTTTGTCACTACGCGCCAATTTCTCATTGACTCCGAAAAGATCTCGGAGGCGCTGGTAGATAGCCAGCCAGCGGGCGCCCCCCCAAACAAGTCAGATGCCGACGCCCATTCTTTGCGCGGCGGACAGATCCAGCCTATTGCGCTATCTCAGCGCCAGCAACAGCAAGAGTGGTTTAAGCTCTACTATCTACATGAGGGCAAGAGATACTGTGCCATTGTCGTGGCTCAAAAGATTCTGAAAGAGGATGTTGTCTCCACTCGGCCGCCTTACTCGATTGGCGTTCCGTTTATCAATCCTGGCCGTATTGACGGATTCAGCCTATACGACAAGTTAAAATCCACTCAGGATATAACTACCGCGCTGACTCGTATGCTCAATGACAATGCCAATGCCGTGACCATGAACCGTTTGGCCGTTCTCGAGAACGCGGCCAACAATGACCAGCTAACGGATCAGGACCCCTCCGGAGTGTTGCAGATCAAGCGCAGCGTGGCCGGCGGCGATATCCGGAACGCGGTACTTCCTATCCAGACTGCAGACCTTACGGCCGGCCTGGTAACGAGCCTCAACTATCAGCGCGGAGTAAGATCCGAGATGGCCGGCGCTTCTCTGGATGTCGGTACAGGTAAGGTCCAGCTCCCTGACCGCATGGGATCCATGGGATTAGATAGAGCCTACAGCGCTAGTGAACAGCTCTCATCCCTGGTTCTCAAGACATTCAGCCAGACTCTTATCAAGGATCTGTGGCTCTTGGTTCATGAGCTGTTGCGGACGGAATGGATAGGCGCCCTCCCTGTCAAGGTAGAGGGCCGTTGGATGGCGCCGGAGCCGGCGAAGTGGCCGCGCAGAATGGGAGTCATGGTTAAGCCAGGCATGTCGCCAGGAGAGCGCCAGCGCAGATCGCAGGCTCTCGGAGCGCTCATCCAACTGCAAACGGATCTCGCCAAGTCTGGCATGGAAGATGTCTTAGTAGATGCCGAGCGCTACTATCGAACCGTCTGCGATTGGGCGCGACTCAATGACATTCAACGGCCGGAACAATACCTTATTGATCCTGCGAGCGATGGCGCTAAAAATGCCCTAACTAACAAGGCGCGACAGGCGCAAGAGTCGGCCAGGCAATCCGCCCAACTGCAAAAGATGGCGCTTGCCTTGGAACAGATGGGCCATGCCATCGACAAGTATGGAATCGATGTCAAGGCGGCCGTAGAAAAATACAAGGTGGATGCAGACACCGAGAAAACGGAGGCCGGCCTTACTATCGATCTGGTCAAAGATCGGGAAAAGGCTGACAGAGATGTCAAGAAACTGCCGGCGCCCAATGGCGCGGCCAAGCCAGCGGCCGGCGCTGAATAATGCAGGCGCAATCGACAGCGGCGCCCAAGAGAAAGCGCGGCCGGCCTCCTGGCGCCAAAGATGCGGCGCCTCGAGCGCGGCGCTCCAAGCAAGAGATAGCCGCAGGCCAGCAAGCAGCGGCGGCCGTTCCAAAAAAACTCAAAGAGGGCCAGATCCAATCGCTCTTTATCAAATGGCTTGCCGGAGTTCCGGCGCCTGGCCGTCCTGGCCGGAAGTTAGGGGATTACACTTTCGCCATTCCAAACGGGATATGGATTCCGGGAGATCTGCAAACCAGAATCCGGATCATCATGAACATGCGGCGCCAGGGAATGAAAAAGGGAATTCCAGACGTGACCATAGCTCTGCCACTGCATAACTACTGCGGAGCGTTCATCGAACTCAAGAGAGACCCTAAGCAGGTTCAACCGTCCAACATAGCGCCGGAGCAGCGGGATTGGCTGACCAGACTTCGCGAAGTGGGCTATTTAGTGGAGATGGCTGTAGGCCTTTCCAATGCCTGCGCTGCTGTCGGCCGCTACATGCAAGGCCAGGCGCCGGAGCCATTTCCATGGGAGAAAGTCAGTGCTGACTCTCCAACAAATTGAGGCGGCCTTAAAGATTGCGCTTGCCAAGGTGCGCGCGTCTGTTGTTGAATCCTGGGCCGGAGCTGCCGACGCTGAGAAACGCGAGCAGCTCTGGTCTGAATATCAAGCCATCGATAGAATCGAGGAAACTCTAAAACATGAACTCACAAGCATCATCGAACACGGACCAGGGCGAACAGATCCAAGCGGATCAGACGGACCAGGCTCCTAAATCGGGTGCATCCGGATTCGCGGCGGCGCTCGCGAGGATCCAGAAGGAAGAGGCCGGCGATGAGCCGGTAGATAGTAGCGCCGATGGCCAGGCCATCGATGACAATGACGAGTCGGGGAAGCCACGCAAGAGCGGAAAGGCGGCGCCGGCAGACCTTGGATCCTTAGCGGAATCGCTTGGAGTCAAGGTCGAGGATCTCTACAAGGTAAAAGTTCCGGCGTCTGGTGGTCGAGAGGCCATGACCATTGGCCAGATAAAGGATAAATTTACCGAATGGGAATCCCTGGAAACGGATCGAATCGCGTTCGATGAGTCGAAGGTTAAGCAAGAGGCGGATTTTGAGCTGGCCAAGCAAGAGATCCGCGAGCTGATTGCTGTCATTCCGAAAGAGCATCTCAACAAGGAAGCTCTTGGCAGAGTGGCGGCCAAACTAGTGGAGCGCACCAAGGCCCAAGCGGGCCAGGTGGCGGCCGCGTTTCCGGAGTGGAAAGACGAGGCTGTTAGAACAGCGCAAGTGGCCGACATCGAAAACACGTTGGCGGCCTACGGATATTCCAAGCAACAGGCGCAGACCATCAGAGATCCGCGCTTGCTCAAGCTCATCCGAGATGCAGCCAGACGAGAGCGCCAGGTGACAAAGGCGCTCGAGGCCATCAAGCGGGCGCCTGCTAACAAGCAGACGCAACAGCCAGGCTCTCGCCAGGCTCCGCGCCAAACCACTACCAGTCAGCGCCCCTCGAGCAAGCCAACGACAGAGCGCGAAAGGTTCTCGCAAGCTCTCAACCGTTCTTAAATTCTCACAGGTGTCGAATGACTAGAAAACTCGCATTCCTGATGGGCGCTGCGGCGCCTATCTACCGAAACGTCTGCTTCATGGCTCAACCCGATGACAGTCTTTCGTTTGCTGACCTTGCTGCTGTCACGCGCGGCGGCCTGGTCAAAGAGGAAGTGTTGCAGGAGATCCAGAATCTCGGAATCAACATCGAAACCGCGTTGCAAGATCGTCTCGCATCCGGAACCGTTGGCTCTCACAAGTTCGATTGGCTCACGGATGACGAGGACACGCCCACAGATTCCTCCGTGGCGGAAGGTACGGACTATCCGGCCACGACAGCGGCCAGCGGCGCCCGCAAGAACAATTACACGCAATACAACGTGAAAAATGTGAACGTCACAGATAGGACGCTCAACATCAACATTCACGGGCGCTCTGATGAGATGGGCTATCAGACCGCGAAAAAGATTCGCGCTCTGCAGCGTGACATCGAAACGCGCATTGTCGATGGCAACAATGCCAGCGTGGCGGACACCGGCACCGGCACCAAGGGTCAGACAGCTCCGTTGGCTGTCCAGATCGAAACGGCCGTTACTCAGAACGGCATGACCGGCGGCGGATACGTGGCCGGAACTGGTCTCTTCACGGCCAACACTGTGGGTGTAGGTGGGCCGGTGGCGCTTCCGTTCTCGACCATTCGCACGCATATCGAGACTGTCTACCTGGCCGGCGGCAACATTTCGCTGCTGACTTCTCATCCGTCTGTCACCAAGCGCATCTCGGAATATCTGGTTGGAACTCCGGCGGCCTTTGTGCCTATCGTGGCGCAGTCGAGCGGAACTCAGGCGCAGAATCTCACGGCCAATGGCCATGTGGATTTCTTCAAGACTGACTTCGGAACCGTTGTCCAGATCCTTCCGAATCGCTCTCAGAAGGGATACAGCGCGCCAACTGGAACCGTGGCCGGTACGGCCGCGCATGTGTTCGGCCTCGACCCCTCGACCATCGACGTGGTTTACATCGAAGGAATCAAGGTCGAGCCGCTGGCCAAAGTCGGCATTTACACGCGCAAGGGCATCAAGGCCGATTGGGGCCTCCGCGTGAAACAGGAAAAGGCGAACTTTGTCATCAAGCAAGTTTCGCTGTCTGCGGCCGTTACCGCGACGTAATGCGGAATCCGCTGTCACAGGCGATACGGAGCGCCCTCCAAGAACGGAGGGCGCTCCTTGATCGCAACGAAAAAATGCGCAATGGAACTCTTGGCAATCCGGACGCATTTGGAAAACGCGGCTCAACCCAAACCTGGGGGCGCCATTTCCTTAGCATTCCTCCGGAAGATTTGATAGTCTTGGAGACGCGTAATCCGGCGCTACGCTCTCGAGATCCGAAAGAGTTTAGCGCCGCCTGGCTAGAGTTCGAGAGATCGGACGCGAGCCTCCCTTACAGAGTAAGCGAGGACTACTGTGGACCGAGTAACCCTATTCTCTTTGGTGCTGGCGGAGACCGTAAGGCCCGATAAAGAGTCGGAGCTTCCTGGAATGCTCCTGATGGCAGAGGCCAAGATCTCCCGCGAGCTGCGCTGCGAAGAGATGAGCGCCACTGATGATATAGCGCTGACTAACTACAGCGGCGCCCTCCCTGCTGACTTCCTTGGCGTCCGTACCGTCTATGATGCGGACGGCCCTTTACAGCAAGTCGGCCTCATGGAGTTCCGGACCAGTACGCGCCAGGAGCGAACCTACGCTCTCGAGCGCGGCCAGATCCTCTCGAGATGCGGCGATAGTCTGACCATCACGTATTTCGCCAGGCCGGCGGCCATGGCTGCGGACGGCGATACAACGGCCGTTCTCGACTCTCATCCAGATCTCTACGTGGCTCTTTTGAGCTTCTACGTGTTCAAACGGACTCAAGACTTGGAGCTTGCCGATGGAGCCTTGCAGACTTACAACGATTCCCGCGACACACTCAACGAAGTGGCGGAGCGCCAGCGCGGAGCGGCGCGCGTCGGCAGAGGTTATAGCTTCGGTGGCTGCCCTTCTTACTAGAGGGAAGAGAATGGTAGATAGGGTCATTGCTCTGGCCGTGAAAGGTGCTGATATCGCTGGCCATCATACGGCCATCACAATGACCGGCTCTATCGCGAGTTCTATCATCTCAATGCTGCAATCCGCGCAAGACGTGGCCTCTACGCTGACAGCTCTTCTAACTTCTTTCACTGGCCTGGTTCTAGCGGCAATGGCGCTCCGTGGCGCGTTCAAGAAAAAGGATTAATCATGGCCCTCGAGATTGCAACCCGCATCCAAGATCTTGTCGCCACCAATCCCGTTGGCGCCACTGATTTTGTCGCGCAAGGCGATGACCATATCCGCACTATCAAGGCCGCCGTACAGGGATCCTTGCCTAGTCTCGGAGCCGGCCAGGTTACGGCCAGCGCGGAAGAGCTGTCGATTTTGGATGGCGCCACGCTGTCAACGGCGGAGCTGAATATCCTGGATGGCGTGACGCTCACGGCCGCGCAGATCAATGATGCAGCCAGGCTCAGCATTGCCAATGTGTTTTCTCATGGCAACGCAATTACGGTTGCTGGCGCCGGCGCTCATTCGATTGCCATTCAGAGTTCAACGTCTGGCGATGCATTCATTAATCTTGACACATTGGGTGTGCAAAATTGGTCGATTGGCAATCGGCGCTCAGATGGCGCGCTAGTCTTTTCGGCGGCTACGGATCTAAGCGCTTCTCGCCTAACTATTACGGCGGCCGGCCGCGCTCATTTCAATGATGGCCTTGTGGGTAGTCCTGCTATAACGTTTGCGCTTGATGCTGATACCGGCCTGTATAGAGTCGGCTCCAACAATCCAGCCATGGCCACGGCGGGCGCCATCAATACGGATTGGGGTCCGGGATTCATGCGCATGGCTGCTGGCCATCAGCTGCTTGCTGCCGATGGAATAGTAGGAACTCCCGGAATGTCATTCGCGAATGATGCGGATACGGGATTATTTCGCGCTAGCGCGGATTTGTTTCGTACCGTAGCAGGTGGAGTAGTTGCTACTACGTGGTTTAAGAATGGAGCCGTTGCGCAAACGCTGGTAGAAGACGGCACAGCAGCAATTCCGGGCTTTGGATTTTCACAAGATACTGACTGCGGTTTATATCGCGCGGCGGCTGATGCAATCGGCATTGCCGCCGGCGGAGTCTTAGGCCTACAGGTTAGCTATGGAGGCCTTGTCTGCCAGGTTTCTTGCTCCAATGGAAACGCCAGTAATCCAGGAATCACATTCCTAGCCGACAACAATAAGGGATTTTACAGCCCTGGCGCCAATCTCATTGGCATGTGCATTGGTGGTCAAGTCATGGCCCAACTGCGGCCGGCCTCAGAGGGCGCGATGCAGGTAACCGACTACGGCGGAACGCTGCAGATCGTGGGCTATAGAAACATTCCTCAGAATAGCCAGAGCGCTAACTATACGGCCGTCTTGGCGGACAGCGGGAAACATCTCTTGCACCCAAGCGGAGGCGGCGCCGGCGATACGTTCACGATTCCGGCCAATGCATCCGTGGCCTATGAACTCGGAACGGCTATCACGTTTGTCAATCGTGACAGCAACGCTCTGTCAATCGCCATTACATCAGACACACTCATCATGGCCGGCGGAACCAGCACCGGAACGCGCCAGCTCGCGCAGAATGGCGTTGCAACGGCCATCAAAGTGGAGTCAACGACATGGGTTATCTCTGGCTCTGGTTTGAGCTGAGATGAGCGCTCCGCAGCAAATGTTATTGGCCGGCGGCGATACTTTGCGCCTGGATGCGGCTACCTACTCGAGAGCGGCGGCCGGCGCCGCTACTACTCGCTTTGTCGTTGACTCTGACGGTTTCGTATATGCGACCAATTCAGGCGGCACGCTGACTCAGCGCTACGCCTGGTGTCTGCCGGCCAGCAGCGCGAACAAATACGATATTCAGTGGAGCGCTGTCACCAATCTGCCGGACGTGTCTCCGGCCGCGCAGAATACCAGCGTTAACCTTGGCACAGACAGAGAGTGGAGTGAGACAAACAATGTGACGTTGGAAACGACTACGTTTCAATGTCGGATCTATCCGGCCGGCCTATCCACTCCGGCGCTTGTGTCGGCCAATATCACGCTCGAGGCGGACGGAACTCCCTGACATGGCCGGCAAGAATCAAAAACAGCTCTTCCGTATGATGCCCACTCGAGGCCTGGTCTCTGACCTTCCGCCCTATGAGCTGACTCCGGATGCCTGGTCGCAAGTCATCAACATGCATCCACGCAACGGCGGAATGCAGCTCGCCAGGCCGTTAGACCAGGCTTACGGAACCTTGTTAGATGCGCCTTACCACATCCAGAACATTCAGGCGCAGGGCCAAAACTTCTGGCTGTATTGGGGCGCCGATTCAGTCTCGGCAGTGGAGACCAGCAACCCGCATGTTGATATCACGCCAGCGCTCGGCCTAACTCCCGTAGAGCCGGAGAGCATCATAAGCACACAGCTCAATGGTCTCTCTGTATTCACCAACGGTTTCGAGGCGCCACAGTGGTGGAGCGGATCAACCACGGATGATTTTGTCGCGCTTCCTGACTGGCCTGTCGGAACCGTGGCGAGAGGAATCGCCGCCTTTGTCTATCATCTCTTTGCGTTCGATATCGACGGACCAGGCGGAGAGTTTTCGAATAAAGTCATGTGGTCAGATGCGGCGCCGCCTGGCGCCATCCCTGGCTCTTGGACACCGGCCGCAGATAACCAGGCCGGAGACACGGAGCTTGCTCAGACTCCTGGCCGTGTGCAATGCGCTGTTCCGTTGCGCGGCTCAATGGCTTTCTACAAGACATCCAGCATGTATATCGCTGACTTCGTAGAGGGAAACGCGATCTTTGTATTTCGTCCGGCGCTGACTCAATGCGGCGCTTTCACGCGCAAGAGTGTTGTGGATCTCGGCGGCTCTCATTTCGTTGTCACGGATGGCGATATTGTCATTACCGATGGCGTGAGCGTTAACAGCATTGCCAATGATCGCGTGAGAAATTATCTCTTCGGGCAGATAGACCAGGAGAACAGCGAGAAGCTCTGTGTTGTCTACCATCAGGCCAGCTCGCAAGTCTGGATATACTTTCCGGAGTCTGGCCAATCGATCTGTACCAAGGCGCTTGTTTGGGACATGGCCAAACTATCGCAGGGAAAGGATGCATGGGGCGCGCGTTCTCTCGTTGGCGTCCGTCACGCTGCCACTGGCTATGTCAATGACACCGGCTCTTCTATGCTATGGGATTCCGTGGCGGAGGCTTGGGATACCGTTGGCTCTCTGTGGAATGCGGCGAACTTTAGCAGCGCAACGCGCGGCCTGTTACATGCGGCCGTCTCTACTCTCGAGCTTGTTGGCCGTGCTGGCGTTACGTCAGAGGGCTATCTAGAGCGCCTGTCTATCTCTTTCGGAGAGCCGGAGCGCTTTAAGTTTGTTCGGCGCGTTCATGTCAGAGGCCAGGGCGGCACAGTCTATGTCCGCGTAGGCTCTCAGGCCGTGAGCGATGGCGCATTCTCCTGGTCCGCAGAGATGCCCTTGGTATTGGGCCAAGATCCGTTTATCAATTGCGCGGTACAAGGCCGACTCATCTCTCTGTCAATCCGCGTTCCGGAAGATTCGCTCATCACTGGCGTGGATCTCGAGGCAGAGCTACGAGGATATGTATGAGATACGAGCCGACAACTGCTCCGTTATCTCTCGGCTCTGCGGCTCGAGCCTGGCTCTCGGATGAGCTGCGGCGCATTGCCAATGCGATTGGCCAGCCTGGATATCTGCAGCTCGACCCCATCGACGTGGAGCCGCAGAGGCCATCAAAGGGAATGATCGTTTGGGCCGTTGGTGTGAATTGGGATCCTGGCGCCGGCCAGGGCCTCTATGTGTACAATGAGGCCGGCGCATGGGATAGGGTGAACTAAATGGGCTTACTAGATAGTCTCTTTGGCGGAAGCAAGACAAGCTCTACTCAGCGCCAGGAATCAGATTCCTTTGGCTATGGGGCCAATAGCGCTAACTCTTCCTCCATTTCCGGCGCCACGTCCACCGGCAGATCCGGCGGCGTTACCGGATCCAGCGGCTCGAGCCGGAGCGGCTCATCCGTTTTCTCTTCGGATCTCTTGCGCCAGCTCTACAGCGGCGCTCTTGGCGCGGCCGACGCCATCAACCCTGGCCTGGCCACGGAACGTGTTAACCAGCTCTTCACCGGCGGAACGTCAATCCTCGACAGGTTAGGCGGCGGCGGCGCCGGCCAAACGTATCTCGAGGGCCGTTTATCCGGAGACAACAGCGATATTCTCGAGGCGCAGATTGGCGCTGTTGGAAAGGATCTCGGAGACTTCTACAGGAATGAGATCAATCCCACTCTTACAGGCAACGCGATTAGCGCCGGCGCTCTTGGCGGCGGCCGTCAAGGTGTTGCGCAGTCGGGTGCGCTGTCCGACATCTTTAAGGAATTCAGCTCGCAGGCCGCGAACTTGCGGGCGCAAGATGTCACCAACCGCGATGCGGCGGCTCTCGGATTGTTAGGCGCGCAGAACGCGAACGCTCAGACCGGAGTCAGCGCCATTGGCCAGCTCTCTGGTCTGACATCCGGCACAGAGTCTCTCGACCCCTATCTACAGCTCTCGCAGATCCTTGGAGGGCCAACCGTTCTCAATGAGAGCGAATCGGAACAATCGGCCTTTGGCCAGGAGTTCAGCGAACAGCAGGCCAATGAATTCGCGCAGAGCATTGCGGAAGAGCTTGGCATCTCGTATGACGAGGCTCATTCGCTCATGACCGGATCCAGCAAGGGCAAGAGCAATAACGGAATCTTTAAGCCTATCGGCCTATCTTTCGGCGGAGGCTAAGACCATGGCGGACGAAGAGATACAAGAGATCGTTTCCACTGGCATCGACAGAACGCCAGGAATCGGAACGCGCGTCAAAAAGGGAAAAGAGCATTTCGCGCCCGGTACATTCCTTCCGCGAGTTCAGGCCATTCTTAACCCTGGTCTCTACCGTGAGCGCGGAGATACTACGCGGCTGGTAGAGGATGTCTTTGCAGAGGGCGGAGCGCTGGCCAGAGTGGCCGCCACCAATCCGACGCTCTACAACGAGATCCGGCAGAAGTCAGAGACTCCGATGAGCGCGGCTGAGCATAAGCAATTTCGCTCCGCAATCCTCGAGATGGTTGGATCCGAAGTGGAGCGCGAAGCTCAGACCGGAATTCAGATCGCAGACAATACGTCTTTTATGAAAGCCTTTGCGCTCATGGATGGCGCCTTGCCTGGCGCTCGAGATCCGGAGCGGGAAACATTCGAAGAGGCGGAGCGCAAGCAAATTGGTGTCATGTATCAGCAGGCGCAGGAGATGGCGCTTATTGATCCGGCGGCCTCCAAAGAGCTGATGACGGAAGTTCGCAAAAAGGCGGACGCTCTAACTAGTAACGTCCGGACCTTTATGGAGAAAGGCCGCAAGCGTGCGATCGATGAGGACACGCAGCTCTTTGCGTCCGCGCAAGAGCAAGTCAATGAGACCAACGATATTGTCGCCAGCCTCGAGCATGATGCTGATGAGCGCGGATTCCTTCGAAGCCCCAACGAGGCGCTGATTGCTCGAGCGTTCAACGCTCTTGGCCGCGCTCAGAATCTTCCGCGCCCTGGCGAAGAGATCGCAGACACCGGCCAAAACATTGGCGGCGCTGTCGGCGGATTGAAAGGAACGCTAGTCGGAGAGGCCATCGCGTTAGGTGGCAAGATCCTCGACAAGACAACCGAGAGCGGAGACGTTAAGGATCTGATTGAGCGGCTCAAGTTCAACGCGGAGCTGGTCAAGAAAGGTTACATCGAAAACCGAAAGACGCTGCAGGATCGATACGCGCCCCTTGGAATCGAGTTCGGCGAAAAGGCCGGCGAAGTTTACGCCACTGTCGCAGACGCCTACAAAAAGGAATCCGACAAGATACCGGCCAAGAGCCAGACACCGGAACAGGCAGAGACGGAGCGAACTACTACGCTTCGCACGATGCTTGGAACGGAGGTAGATAGCGCAGAGGCGGAAGTGGCCAAGGCCAAGCCAGAGGCGGCGGCCAACATGCCTGGCGCTCGAGGCCGCCTGGCTGCGGCCATCGCTCGAGCGCAGAACGCGACAGACGACCGCGATCTATTCGAGGATGACTTGCGCCAGCAAGGCCACGCGGACGCAATACCGCTGCAGGCCGGAGACACCGGCGAAGCTCTTGGCCAGGCTCGAGCGCGGCGCCAGGCGCGCAACACTCGCCAGATGCATTCGCAGATTCGCCAGGGCATCCAGGAAGCTCTAAGGAACTACACCCGATGAACCAGCGGCCGAAAAAGAATCTTGCTGAATCGATATTGGCTCGAGCGGAGCTGTATCGCCGTGGAATGCTCTTCGATGGCATGCCCTCTCTGACTCCGGATCTCGAGATGCCGGCGCCGCCAATGGATCCGGCGGCCGCTGTAGCGCAGCCTCCGGCGCCAGGCGCGGAGCAAACTGAGGGCGCAGCTCCGGCCAACCCTGGCCTGGCCAATCAGCTCGTGGCCGGTGCCGTTAGCGGACAAACCCCTCTGCAATCAATAGTCGCGCCCAAGTGAAAACGATTCTAACCTGGCTCTGGCAGCCTCGAGGCGGCTGGCGAGAGGGAGCCGGATATACTCCGCAGATCGTGGCCGGTGTCGATTACATGCTTAAGAGGGCCATCCCTGATGTCCGTCACGTTTGCATAGCGGACGAAGTTTTCCGGCCGGAGCTTGACTCCCTTGGAATTGAGAGCTTCCCTCTATGGGACATCCACGGTAAAGACCGGCTCAGCTCTCATGGCTTTGATTGTTACATGCGCCTTGGTCTATGGGGCGCACCTGGCGCAGCTCTCGCAGAGAAGTTAGGCGATGACATAGCGCAGTGGACTGACATCGATGTCATGATCCGCCCAACGGCCGGCGCCGCTTTCACGTTCGCATGGCGTGAGCTTCCGGAAGTGTTCTGGATTCCGCGCAATATGGATCTTGATACTCGAGTGACCTTTGGCGAGAACCAGAATACATGGCTTGGAGTCAATGGGAGTTTATGCAGGCTCCGCCTTGGATCTCGGCCGGCCTGGTGGAAAGCCATCAAGAGCGATAAGTGGCGCGCAGAGACGGAGGCCTTTATCTGCGGATCAGATCAGGCCGCAATCACGCGCCTGGCGCTCGAGAGCCGAAAATGGGAATGGCGCCAGCCTAACAAGAAAATCTTTGAGCTTCCGAAGTTCGGGCCAGAGATCCAGGCGCATGGCATGTGGTCAACGGATTGGCAAGTCGCATATTTCCCTTATGACTTGGACACCGATTACACTAAGCCATGGCTGTCAGCAAACGCATTCCTTCGCCGCGAGTTCCGCGTGCTGACTGGCCAAGCTACAGAGGCGGAGATCCGCGCCACGACGCATCCAGGATTGCGCAGATTCATGGGGAAAAAGGTTTGAAATACTTTCACGCTGCAGAGTTCGAATGCCAATGCAAATGTGGCCGCGCTGACATGGAGCCATCATTCCTGGCAGATCTCGAGGCGCTACGGACGGCCTACGGAAAGCCTCTGATTGTCTCGAGCGGATTCCGTTGTGGATCTCATAACCAGAAGGTAAGCACGACAGGCCCAAACGGCCCTCACACAACTGGAAAGGCCGTAGACTTCGCCATCCGTGGCGCGGAGGCCTATCTACTGATGGGCCTGGCGCTTCGAATGGGATTCAGCGGAATCGGTATTCAGCAAAAAGGCGCGGCCAGGTTCCTACATCTCGACAAGCTGACCAATGGTCCTGGCCAGCCGCGTCCGATGGTATGGAGCTATTAAGTGAGGGCCGTTCCTGATTGGGTCCGGCCGGCTCTCACTGTTTTGGGATGCATCGCGCTCATTGCCTTTGGCTGGCGCCTTGGCGCAGATCATCAGATAGCGAACTCCGCCAAGGATGCGGAGCTAGTTAGAATGGCGGCCGACGCTGTAGAAGCTAGAACGGCCAAAAGGATCTCAGCCATTCGCGTCACACATCAGACCATCAACGGCCAGGTGCGAGAGATCATCCGTGAGAATACGAAATATCGGGATTGCCTTATTGATGACGCTACTCGGCGCTTGCTCGACTCTGCCCGAAAGGGCGCCGCGCTCGAGCCAGGCGGAGGCGGCCTGTCCAGAGCTGGCGCCGGCGCCCCATAAGGATGCCGCAGACGTTATCCAGGCCTACGCGGAGCTAATTGGACAATATCTCGAGTGTAGGGCGGCCGCCTTGGCGCTATAAATGTGACGTGATACTGGTATTTATAGGGCGGCGGAGTATACTGGCCACCTGGTTAGGAAGCTAACCACTGTACCAACTACCAGGAGCGCCCAAGTGTCTGCCGATATCCTCTTTAAGCGCCGCGTTGCGCTGTTCCAGAGTCTCAAGTTTATCGATGTCTGCATTGTGTTTCAGCAGCCGCCGACAGAGACGGACGCTACCTACCGGCCGCAGCCTGGCTATGTCCGGATCTCCGAGTGGACGGATGTTGACTTCGCTCCGCTGGCCATCGACGGACAGGAGATGGTTAAGGCCCTGAATACGGAGCGCCGCGCGATTGTCGCGGAGTCGGCCAAAAAGCTCGAGGATATCGATGGCCGCATCATTCAGGCCATGGCGGCGCCGGTGAAGTCATGAGCGAACTACCCTATATCGTGTGCGCGGATCGCGGCGGCCGCCTGGTAGTCGATGACGGCTTTAATGGCCCTCCTACTCTGCCGGTCTTGGGCGGATTCGAGAGCCTCGAGCATGCTCTAGACTACGTGGCGGACCAGCAGGCGCGAATTGACGCCATCAACAAGCAGGCGCAGTCATGAGCGGCCTAATAGGTAGGGCGCTCGAGGCATTGAACGTGCTTATTAAGGATGGCGCAGAGTATCCGGACGCTCATGCCATGGTCGCGACATCCTTTCACCTAACAGACAGGGAGGCGGATCAATTGCAGGATGCATATGATTCGCAGGAGAACAGGCCATGAGTGAAGAGAACCAGAGCCGATATATCATCGTAGGCGTATCCGTCAACAATGATCCGATTGGCACAGTCAATGACGGCATGAGCGCTGTCCAGGGAGCTGTGGAGGCCTTACTACTGCAGGGATATAGGCCGGTAGGTGGCCTGGCCATGTGTTGCGATAACCAAGGCCGGCCGCATCTGGCACAGGCCATGCTCCGCGACCAGGATTACAGCCTCTTTATGAATCCCATTGGAGCGCCCCACTCATGAAAAAGCCAACAGAGGCCGCAGCTCGAGCCGCGAAGTATTACGTTCAGGGAATGATGCGCGCTATCCCTCGAGTAGTAGGCGCGGAGCGCCCCTCATGCCTGGTCACATCCAGGCAAATGGCGGAGCTGCTTAGAGTCGCATTCAGAGCGGGCGCCAGGTTTGAGCGCAGCTAAAGAGCATGGGGATCAAGGCCAGCATGGCGGACGCTTGTCACAGCACGCCTATCAGTCTGGCCCGAAAGGCGGCCCCAACCCTGGCGAGTGTGACAGCTCGCCAGGTTCCTAACTACGCATAATCACGGAGATCAGTTGTAAGTGGGCTCTGAAGCGTACTCGGCATCGGTGCTAGCTATTTGCCGACCAATCGCGGGAGCAATGAGGCCGCCCACTGGCCGCCGGGGTTTCTACCCCGGCGTTTCTACTACGCACAATCGGCATTAGGTGAAAAGCATGGAACCAGTGTCTTTCGTAATGACCAGCCCTCCGCCAAGGGTAGGCGGATACCAAATAGGCGGAGCGCATGGAATCCGAGTCATGTTCGCAGAGCGCCCCACCTGGTTACATAGAACAATGGCCCGATGGTTGTTAGGGTGGAAGTGGATTGATCGTGAAAGCTAAGAGATCCAAGAGGCCGCCGGCCGTCGAATTCCTAGGCCGCTGCGAGAGATGGCCGTCCGCCTTTGGTTGGATGCGCTCTCGTTGCGGCGCCACATGGGATCCGATTGAGGCGCCTGGCGATTGCCCAAACTGTAAGAGACCAATCAGGGAGCTTGATAGTGCTGGCCATTAGAATGGGAAAGGGCCTCGAGGCCATGAGAAAGGCTCGAGGGCTGACACTCCGCGAGATGTCCCAAGAGCTTGGAGTGGCGCCAACTACCGTCTTTCGCATGGAGCTTGGAGAACGGATCAAACCTGATACGATCTCGAGGCTGTTGAGCTGGATTGCAACCAAGGGAGCCAATACCGTGAGCAAAGCAGAAGTTCTCCGCGCCTATGATGCGCTGTACCAGGCTCGAGTTATCGAGGCTCGAGCGTCTCTCGAGCTTGCCAAGGCTCGAGCTGGTCTGTCCGCGCTGACTCTCAACAGAGAGCAGGCAACGGCCGCTGTCAATAGGGCGCAAACGACAGCAGAGGAAATCCTAACCAAGTCTCTCAGTGAGGAGATTGGCGGCGCAGTCATACAGGAGTCAACGCGATGAGCTTAGGCGCAGTAGTTTGGCGTATCTTTAAGATATGCGCTGGTATCTATCTATTCCTTGTTGCCTGCGCATTGCTCAACAACATTTGAACCATGAGCCAGCCAGCTCAGAGATCTGATTGCGAGGGAAAGAGCCGCTTTTATAGCTATAAAAAGGCGGAGAAATCCGCGCATAAGATAGCCAGGAAAGAGGATGTTCCAATGCATGTGTATCCGTGCCGCATCTGCGGCGGATTCCATGTCGGATCCACCAATGCCAAGGCCTAACAACAAGTGGGGTAAGTCAGCGCGGAGACGTAAGAACGCGG